ACCCAAGTGCAAGGTGAAAAGCAACTCAGCCTTATTGAGCAGTGGTACACCGAAGAAAAAGTCATCAGGCTCACGGGTGCCAAAAACGCGCTTGAATGGGTCAAAGTCAATAGCCCTCAAGTGCAGCCCGATGGGACGGTGCGCTTTATCAATGACATCACCGCCTCGATGGCTGATTTTGTGGTGAGTGAACAAGACTACGCGGGCACATTGCGCCAGGTGATGTTTGAAAACTTAAATCAGCTTGCCGCGCGCTTACCCCCTGAGATTGGGCTGCGGGTGATGACGATTGCGATGGACTTCTCTGATCTCCCCAATAAAGACGACATTGCCAATCAGTTTCGAAAACTGACGGGTGAGCGCGACCCCAGTAAGCCAGCAAGTGCTGAGGAAGAAGCGCAAGCCCAAGAGCAAGCCGCGCAGCAGGCGCAAGCACTTGAGTTACAAAGGCAGATGGCACTTTCTGCCTTAGAGGAGCAACGCGCCAAGGTGCGCGAGACCCACGCTAAAGCGGCCAAGCTCGAAGCCGAAGTTGCAGCGATGGGGGCAGGGATGGGGGCAGCGATGGGTACCGAGCAAAGTGATGCTGATCAGCGCGATGCTGCATCGCGTGAGCAAGCGCTTTTGGAAACCATTGGAAAGATTCGCGAAGAAAGCTCAAATGAGATCGATCGGGTCTCTGAGGCCTTACGCAAAGCACAAATGGAGCTTGCCAATCGAACGCTACAGATTCGAGAAGACGCTCACACCAAGCTTGAAGTGGCGCGCATTGATGCTGATGCCAAAGAGCGCGTGGCGCAGATTCAGGCCGTCTCCGATCAAGCGATTCAAAAGCTTAAAGCTGAGCTTGATGGGCTTGCCAAACAATTGAAGGACAACCAAGCAGATCAAAAAGAAGATCGAGATGAAAAAAAAGATAAATCCAAGAAAGCGCAGGCTTCCGAATGACGCATCGCTCAGAGCTAACCGCTGAAGCGCTACGCGCTGCACCACCCGTGACGGTTGCTGGTGCCACGATTGCGGGTGTTCCCTTAAATGATCTGATTCTATGGGCAACACTCTTATACCTGGTGCTTCAGATTGGCTTTTTGCTTTACCGCTGGTGAATGATGCATACGCAGGCCAGTGCGCAAAATGACAAGGACAATCTGTCGTGATCAAGCCCCGAGTAGCGGTTGCAGCATTGAGCCTTTCTGCTGCAGGTCTTGTATCGATTGCGTTGCATGAAGGCTATAGCGATCAGGCAGTGATTCCGATGCCGGGTGATCGGCCTACGATCGGCTTTGGGTCAACGACCAAGCCAGATGGCAGTGCGGTGCGATTGGGTGAAAAGACAACCCCATCCCAAGCGCTTTCAAGGGCACTTGCCGATATCGAACAATTTGAAGGGGCACTCAAGAGCTGTGTAAAGGTCCCACTGCATCAGCATGAGTACGATGCTTATCTTGAGCATGCCTATAACGTGGGGGCAAAAGCCTTTTGCGATTCCACGATGGTGAAGCTTCTCAACGCCTCGGAGTATGAGCGTGCTTGCGCTCAATTTGATCGCTGGACTTTCTTTCAAGGCAAGGATTGCAGGCTTGCCGAGAACCGCTGCTCGGGGCTTGTGAGACGACGTGCAAGCCAGCGAGCACGGTGTGAGGGGCGTTTGTGATGGGCAATTGTGATGGGTGAGCAATCGGTAGAAAAAAGAAAGCCCAGCCTGAAAGCTGAGCTTAACCACCCTTACGATGGAGACCGTGAAATCAAAAGATCGCCGGATCTTTCGAGGATTCAAAGTAACACGGATGCGAGCGCTGTACATCCACCGTCAAGCGCAACTTACACTTTGCAAGAATTGAGCGTCTCACTTAAGGCTCGCCACGCTGCCTTTTGCAACGGCTGACATGGGCCCAGCGTCTTTCTTTTTGCCGCTTGCGGGCACGCTCATCAAAGTTGGACTTTCTGCAGCCCTATTGGTGGGCATGCTTTTAGGTGCAAACCGTATCTATCAAGCTGGCTTTGATGCAGCGAGCCAAGAAGCACTGGTGCGTGAGTTGCAGGCCAAAGAGCAAGCGCGGGCGCTCAGCGCAAAACTTGTTCAATCACAAATCGACAAACACCGAAGGATGGATCATGAAACCCAACGTGCCTTGGCACTTGCGCGTGAGCGTGCCGATGCTTCTCGCAATGATCTTGAACGGCTGCGCAGCAAGCTCGCAACCCTTAGCGCAGATCCCGTGCGAACCGATACCGGAGATACCGCTGCCGGCTGTGATGGCATCCGAGCAGAGCGTGACCGCCTGGCAGCACTACTCGCAGAAGGCGCAAGCCTGGTTGCAGAGGGTCAGCAACGAGGTGATGAGTTGGCGGTGAGGCTCAATGGGCTTGCGGACCCGATACGCTAAGACGATCTTGCTTTTTAGAACAATTCTGGTAGCGATGAATCATCATCGTAGATAAGTACCTCACTTCGTAAGAAGGACGGTAAATCTTGTTCCATCGGTGGATAGCGCTCAAATCGCTCTTTCACAGAAACTTTCTCAACGCGGTGAAAGTCACCCAATTTCACAGACGTACCACAGCCTCGACATACACGATGGATGTGAGGTGGATCAAGGGCACGCGTGAATGCAGGGTCACTGACAGAGGCAAACTCGGCACGAATATGACGCTTGCCGCAATGCGGGCAAGCAAGAATCACGTAGTGCGCAATCTTTGACATCGCACTTACTCAAAGCGTCTTTAGAGCTGGGTCATTCATCCTATGGCCTTTGGCTTAATTCCTTAGTCACTCCGATCTCGATCGACTCGGCGCATGGGCGTTACGTTGGTTGTCGTTTGGTTTTCAACAAGATGGCGCAAGAAGTGCGGTGAGACTTTCCATCGCTGGCCATCGTCGGTGAGTACCACAACCGTCTTGGGGTTGAACTTAATGAGCGTGCCGGTGCGTATGCTGCCATCGGGATCAAAGCTTACGCGGCTTCCCACATTGAACTTCACCATGGAATTCATGGTGCTGCGTTGTTCAAGCAATTTGATACGCGCAATCACACGGTGATTCAGCGCCACGAGCTCTTCAATACTCAGATGGTCTATGTTCATTGACATCGTGATTGTATTTGCTTGGTGAAGTGGGGCGATCGCCGAGCCTGTTGCAACGAGCCATTGACATCAATCAATTGCCCCAGAGTAGTTGGCCGAGATATCGTTGCGGCAAAAGCGTGAACAGTCCAGTGACCACACAGGCCAGCCCGTAGGTCCATTGCATCGTCCGTTGATGTCCGCGGTGGTTACCTTGTACAAGGAAGGCGAATGCGCGCCATAGGCTAAAGAATGTGACTGGGATCAGTATGTGGATGGGCGTGTAACCAGCGATATTGGGCAGCCTGTAGTCTCTGATGAAGATTCCCGATGTAGCAGCCCCAACCATGCAAGTCACCCAGGCATAACCAAATGCACGATGCCAACGCGGTCGGACAATGGATCGCATGCGTGTCCAAAGCGCCAAGGGCCCCAGGATAACCGCACTGGACGCGAACGTGATGTGTAACGCAATGGTGGGAGTGAGTTGCATGACAGTAAAAACCTAAGTGTTGATCGCCATTTATTGATGGTTGGGGTCATCAATGGACGGGCTGGCCGAGTTGTTTCTCATTGAGTAGCTCAATGCTAGTTGCGCCAAGCATGGCACCTTTCCCGGTATGAATCAACCCCTGAGGATGCGCGCATGAGTACGCTCGATGAAGGCCTGATGGCAACGCTCACGCAAGAAGAGCGTGACGCCATGAAAGAGGACGACTTAACGACTAAGTCTGTTGGCGAAAACGATCAGCCTACTGATGTGGCATCAGGGGAAGAAGCACAACGGGATGGAGTCGCTAGTACGGTGCCAACATCAGAAACGGCAGATGCGAGTTCGGTCGATATTAAATCTGAGCAAGCCTTAGATACCGGGCAAGCAACAGAAAAAAGTACGCCCGGAGAAGTTGCAGCGGGTGACACGGATCCAGCGCAGACACGCACGCAACCGATACCGCGCTATGACGCTAGTCTGCCTGATGATTTTGATGCGCAAGTCAAAGCCTTGGCCGATAAAGAACTAAATCTTAAGCAGCAATTTAAAGCGGGCGAGATCGAGTTCGATGAGTTTGAGCAAGCGCGCAGTGATCTTCTCGTTCAACGCGAGCAATTGACAATTGCCAAAGCCAAGGCCGAAATCAGCCAAGAGATGAATGCGCAGACGGCTGAGCAACTCTGGGTGCACGCCGTCAATGAATTCATGTCAGACACAGCAAAACTTAGCGGTGCCGCAGGCGGCATCGATTATCGAGAAGACACTCAGAAAGCATCTGATTTAGACGGGTTTGTGCGCAGTCTTGCTGCGCGCAGCGAACATGCCCATCAATCAATGGCATGGTTTTTAACCGAGGCTCATAAGCGGGTGTTGGCTTTGCATGGCATTCCTATCAAGACACCAGCCGATCAAACGACCGATAGCGATTCCGCGGCTAAGCCGCCCGCTAAACCCATTGATCGTAAGCCACCGCTGGAGATCGCCCCCAAGACCCTGGCAATGATTCCGGGCGGGGAGGGGCCAGGCGATGTCGATGGCGAATTTGCTGACGTGTTGGCCCTCGAGGGTTTGGCCTATGAGCAGGCGATCGCTCGTATGAGCTCCACGGAGCGGGAGCGTTTTTTGCGGGCGGCGTGATGAGGGATTTCTTAGAACGCCCAGCTAACTCATCGAATTTGGCGCGGGCGAATCGGTTTATTGTTAGTCAGGCACTTGGTTCAATGGCTGCCATGACATGGATCATAAAGAGCGGATTAAAGGGTGACTTTGCATCAAGGCCGGTGGCGCAATCCCTGTGAACATTACGCGGGCAGCTTCGATCAAAGGGTAAGTCACAATGGGCATGCCCGTAGCGATCAGCTTCGTTGACGCTATAAACGCACGGCGTTATTATCGCTTGCCGTGACTATCAAAAGCTTCAAGTGCAAAGACACGCAAGCGCTCTTCGAGGGTAAACGCGTGAGGCGGTGGGTGAACATTGAGCGGCCTGCGTTGCGTAAGTTGACCCAGTTGGCGGTTTCATCTCGGCTCGAAGACTTGCGCGTTCCACCAGGAAATCGGCTGGAGGCGTTGCGGGGGAGCCGTAAGGGGCAGCACAGCATCCGTATCAACGACCAATGGCGCGTCTGCTTCGTCTGGACACCGGAAGGGGCTGCGAACGTAGAGATAGTTGACTATCACTGAAGGAAGAGAAGCCATGCGCACCGTTCGACCTGTATCGCCCGGCGAGATGCTTGAAGAAGAGTTTCTCAAGCCACTGGGTCTTACAAAGTACCGCCTCGCAAAGGACATCGGC